GGTCTTTTGACTGGTACAACTGCTGCAACATTTGGCACAGATGATTTAATAACTGGATTTGCTTCTGCACTTACATTACACAAATACGATTTAAGAGGTACAAATTCTTTTGATGAAACTAACGAATCTTCAAGAGAAAATGGAACTTCTGTTTTTACACAAACTGGAACTATTCAGTTAAAAAAACAAGATGCTAAAACAAGAAAAGAATTAAAACTATTAGGATATGGGAGACCACAAGTTATAGTTCAATCTTATGATACAAGTCCTGGAGCTGGAGATTTACCAATCTATAAATTTCAGTTAGCTGGAATTGAAAATGGATGTGAAGTTGCAGCAAGTTCTGTATCTGGAGCAGCTATGGCTGACTTTACTGGATATAATCTAGTATTTACTGGAAATGAAAGAGAATCAGCTTATTTTGTAGATCCAACAATTATTGGAGATACTACAAATACAGTTGTAGTAGTAGGAGTTTAATTATACAACACAACTAAATTAAAAGGCATTACTTTACGTTTTGCCTTTTTTTTATATAACACTTTTCATCTTTTTTCGTTTATTAAAAAAGAAATCAATGATTATATTAACTACAAGTGCAAACGCACAACAATTGAAGTTTATTCCACGAGAATACTCTGCAAGTAGTATTATAATTACTGATCAAGATACTAATACACCTGTAACGTATTCTGGATTAACATTTACAACAAGTTCTTATTATTTACAAGGCAATGTAACTTTTAGTCCATTACTTATAGAGGGTAGATTTTACACGCTTAGAGTTTTTAATGGAACTAGCGTAGTATATAGAGATATGATATTTTGTACAGATCAAACAGTTAGTACTTATAGTATTAATGATGGTGTATATACAGAACATGCAACAACTAACGAATACGTAGTAATATGAGCGAATTTTTCGTAACTAAATTAGCGGCTTATACAGCTCCTGAAGTTGTAGAATTAAAAAACAAAGATTGGGTACAATATGGAATAGACAATAACTATTTCAACTACATAATTGATGTAAATAATAATTCTACTACTAATAGAGCTATTACTATAGGTGTATCAAATATGATTTATGGTAAAGGTCTTGCAGCACATGATGCCAGCAAAAGACCAGAGCAATATGCTCAAATGATGTCATTATTTAAAAAGTCTGATTTAAGAAAATTTATAAACGATTACAAAGTTCTTGGAATGGCTGCTTTTCAATTAGTTTATCAAGATGGTANAGTAAAAGAAGTACATCATTTTCCAATGGAAACACTAAGAGCTGAAAAATGTAANGATGAAGGTGAAATAGAAGCNTGGTATTACTCTAATCATTGGGATAATTTAAAACCAACAGAGATACCAGAAAGAATACCAGCATTTGGGTTTGGTAAAGCAAATGGAGTNGAAATGTATGTATTAAAGCCATATGAAGCTGGAAAATACTATTATAGTAGTCCAGATTGGTCATCTGCAATGCCTTACGCAGTCTTAGAAGATGAAATAGGAGATTATCTTATAAATGATTGTATAAGTGGTTTCTCAGGTACGAAGGTTGTGAATTTTAACAACGGTGTACCAGATCCCGATAAGATGCAATCAATTAAAAGTGATGTATTAAATAAACTAACCGGAAGCAGAGGAGAAAAGGTAATTGTTGCATTTAATAACAATTCTGAATCCAAAACTACTATAGATGACATTCCATTAAACGATGCACCAGCTCATTATCAATATTTAGCTGATGAATGCTTTAGAAAACTAATCGTTGGTCATAGGGTTACATCTCCAATGCTTCTTGGTATTCGTGAAGGAAACGATGGACTAGGAAACAATGCAGAAGAAATAAAGAATGCAACTCAGCTATTTGACAACATAGTTATTCAATGCTTTCAAGATCAAGTCATTGAATGTATTGATGCTATTTTATCAGTTAATGATATAGCATTAGACTTATACTTTAAAACTCTTAAACCTCTTGATTTTAGTGATATTGACATAATTAATAAAGAAATAATAGAAGAAGAAACTGGTTACGAGTTAAGTCTAAAGAAAATAGACGGAATCGAAGCATTTGAAACAATTGAAGAAGCAGAAGAAAAAGCTTTAGAACAAGGTTGTTCTGGTTATCACGAACATGAAGAAGATGGAATTGTTTATTATATGCCTTGTGAATCTCATGATGAAGCAATAGATTTGAAAAAACCTTGTCAAGCTGGTTATGAACAATATGGAATGAAAATCAAAGATGGTAAACAAGTTCCAAATTGTATTCCTATTCAAATGAATGAGGAAGAAACAAAAAATGTATTAGGCTCTTTAGCTGATACTGGTGTTAAAATGTCGGATGACTATGTTTTTGTAGATGAATTAGATGCTGATTCTGATGTAGCTAATGAGGATTGGGCAAACTATTTAATAAAAGAGAAAAAAAGTACTCTATCTAAAGTAAAGGGATTACTAGGATTAAAAGATGAGATTACTTCTAGTAAAAACGGAAATGTTTTTAGCGTATTAGATTCTCCAAATGGAGAATATAAAATTCGCTATAAATACGCAATAGGTTCAAGTAAATTAAGTTCATCACAAAGAGTGTTTTGTAAAAACATGATGCAATGGACACAAAGAGGTTTAGTTTGGACTATTGAAGATATTGATAGAGCAACAGAAGAAGGAGTAAATAAACAATTAGGACATAACGGACAAGCTTACGATTTGTTTAAATTTAAAGGAGGAGTTTACTGTCGACATATCTGGAAAAGAGTTTTATATAGATTAAGAGCAAATACAGAAGAATCTAACAATTTAGCTGATTATAAAACAACTGGTAAAATTCCAAAGCGATATGATAGAAATCCTAGAGGTTCTAAACAAGCAAAAAAAGCACCAATTAATATGCCTAATGATGGTCATTATCCAGGAGTAAAATAAAATTAAGACATGGCAAAAGCATTATTTATAACAACTAAAGACATTAAAAGGTATTCTGTACTTTCTGGCTCGGTAGACCCAGACAAGTTTATCTATATGGTAGAGATTGCACAAGATACAGAGGTACAAAACTATTTAGGAACTAAACTACTTGAAAAGCTACAAGCGTTAATTATAGCTGGTACTGTAGACGACCCAGCTAACGCAGCTTATAAGACACTTTTAGAGACGTATGTGAAGCCTATGACTATTTATTGGGCATTAGTATGCTATATGCCTTTTGCAGCGTATACAGTGGCTAATGGTGGCGTATATAAGCACACAAGCGAAAGTAGTATAACAGTAGATAAAGATGAGGTTGATTATTTAGTAGAAAAATATAGAGATATAGCACAATTTTACACTAATAACTTTATAGATTTTATGGTGTATAATCAAAACACGTATCCAGAGTACAATTCAAATACTCAAGATGATATTTACCCAGATACAGCAAACGCAGATTTCGGTGGATGGGTATTATAAGATATAAACAAAAAAATAAAAATATTGTAAAATTAATACAGTATTTAAATGATAAATATGTGGACACAAAACAACAGTTGGAATGTAGTAATAAACTACTTAACAAAAAAAAATAAATAGATGGGTTACGGATTAATATATACATGCACTTGGTGGGGAGATGGAGTATGCGACAACACAGTTGAATGGGGAAGCGTTTATAAATCTATTGCTGGTTGCAGTCCAACACCATTTTTTGAAGTATTAGCAGAGAATGGAGATTTCTTACTAACTGAACAAGATATTAATATAACATTAGAAATATAAAATAAAAAAAAATGGCAAATAAAAAATTTAGTGAATTTGATTTAAAAACAGATTCGGCAAACGTTGATTTCGTTGTAGGTTATGACGGAACTGACAACGTTAGAATAGCACCTTCTAATTTAAGGTAGTGGAGGAGCTTCAGACTTAAATGGTTTAAGTGATTGCACAGTAGATGGCTCTTCTGTGTATGTTTCAAACGTCCCAAGTGGCTTAAGTGGAAATCCAGCAAATAATGCAGTATTTGGTGAAGGTGCTGGAAACGCTATAACAACTGGTTATGGAAATACAGTAATTGGCTCGTCAGCAATGGACGCAAATGTAGATGGACAAGATAATGTTGCTATTGGTCATAATGCTATGGGTGCTGCAACAAGCGATGGTAGAACAGTAGCTATTGGAGTTAATGCGTTACTCTTGCAAAATCAACTTTTTAGCCCTAGTAACACAGCAGTTGGATATGCGGCAGATGATGCCTGTGTAACTGGATTCCAAAGAACTTGTATAGGTGCTAGTACTGGTGGTGGTGCTACTGGAGATAATATAACTAATATAGGATATGCAGCAAACCCTAGCACCTCCTCTATTAGTAATGAGATAACTTTAGGTAATTCAAGCGTTACATCTTTACGTTGTGCAGTTACATCAATAACATCATTATCAGACGAAAGAGATAAGGCAGAGATAAAAGATTTAGAATACGGATTAGCTTTTATAGATGCTTTACAGCCAAGAGAATTTGTATGGGATAATAGAGTAGAAACAAATAAAGATGGAGAAGAATTTTATTCAGCTAATAAAGGTAAAAAAGACTTTGGTTTTATAGCACAAGAAGTTAAAGAACTAGATAACGATACTTTGAGATTAGTATATGATGAAAACCCAGAAAAATTAGAGTTAAGCTATGGTAAACTAGTACCAATATTAGTACAAGCTGTAAAAGAATTAAAAGCTGAAATAGAATTATTAAAATCTTAAATAAAGTTTATATTAAAGATGAAAAAATCGCAAAAGAAAAAAAGTAAAAAGAAACCTATTAAAGTTGGAAAATACGTTTTTCCTAGTCAGTTAATAGCTAATGAGTTTATAAATAAACAATCTAAATCTAATAATTTATTTGCTAGACTTGGATTAAGAGAAAGTGGTTTTTTGGTTGATGTGCTTTGGCACGATGAATGCGAAGATTGGAAAGAATACGAAGTAAACGTAAACGGAGAAGGTTGTCACCAATTTAAAGGTTTTAAGTATGCCAATTCCTAAACCTAAATCAGGAGAAAAGCAAAGCGAATTTATGATTCGTTGCGTACCTATGCTAACTCCTTATCATAAAAAAGACCAAGCTATTGCAATTTGTTATGACGCTTTCAAAAAAAAATAAAAAAAAATGAGTAACGAAATAGGAGAAAATACAAAATTGACATTAGACTTAAAAACTATAAGCATGATTGTAGGCTTTACCGTTTCATTATCATCAATGTACTTTGTTTTGCAAGCTGACATTGCCAAAGCTATGATTTTGCCCGAGCCTGAAGTATCTAAAGTTGAATTTTCTTACAAAGACAAATTAACAAGGTCAGTTGTAGAAGGTGTTCAATCTGATATGAATACCATTAAAGAAGATGTCAAAGAGATAAAAGAGCATCTTAATAAAATGGATGAGAGATTATATGAAATATCTAAAAAATAAAATATGTGTAGCGATTGCCCTATTTGTTTCTTCTGCAACTCTTAATGCTCAATCCTATAAGGATGACATTAGTATAGTTTTATATAGCGCAGAATTTATTAAAAATAATGATTATTCTTTAAAACCTTTTAAGGAGTACAACACTAGTATTTTTTATTTAGAAAAAGATAATAAAATACACGATAACGATAAAATTATATTTATACCTACTATCTGCCTATACAACAATGGAGATTTAATTCTGAAAATTGAAGCTGGTATAGCAATGACATTACCAGAAAGCACTACTGAAAGACTTAACGAAGAAATAGATAAATTATTACAAGATAAATTTTAAAATATGAGATATTTAATATTATTACTTTTATTTACTACAAACATACAAGCAGACATTTTTAAAGATGTTTTTAAGTATGCTACATTTTATGGCGCATATAGTCAAAGCAACTCTTTGCAATCAGAAAAAACTTTTTATGTAACGCAGAATTCAGAGTTACAAGAAACAACAGTTAGAAACCCATCTAATCAAATTAAAACATTTGGGTTTAGAAAACTAGCTCATTTTGATTATGAAGATAAAAACCGTTTTTATATAGGAGATGAAACTAATATTGGAAGTAAAAGTAATATTGGTAATTATGCCAAAGGATTAGAGTATATTTTTGAATATTCTAAAGGCAGAGAACAGGGTAAGTCTTTCGAAAATAAAGAAATGTTTATTAGGTATTTGTCTAAATGGTGGTTAGTTAAAGGAGAGCTTAATGATAATGAGCTAGTAGACTTAAACTATAAGAGCGCAGAAGCAAGGTTAAGAATACCTATAGGTAAAAAGCTATCATTATCGATTGGAGCTATGTATAGAACGTATGGCAAGGCTTACGGACATAATCCAATACAAAAGTATTTAGAAGAAAATGCTTGGTGGTCTTTAAGCTATGTTTATGGACACACAGACATTCCTTATGAGTGGACTAATGTAATTACTGGAGAATCTGGTTATGATTATTTTTGGTATGACAATGAAGGTTTATTATTAAGCAACTCTGATTTAGATTATAGAAATAATGTTTATGGTCAGTTGGTTAATCAGTACAATCAAGAACAATTAGCATTAATTGGAAATTTTGCAGATTTATCTAGCGTTATAGGTTTAGACTTTTATCATTATCGTTCTAAATATTGGATTCATACTTATTATAATATATTACCTCATCATAAATTAATTAAAGGTGAATCAAAATATTCGTACGGAAAATTCATTGGTAGTGATAAGTGGGTTGATTATAGTTATGGCGGTGTTTTTGGAATACAAATCAATAAACATTTAGGCATATTTTCTGAAATAACAAAACAACGCTATTGGGATAGGAATATAGAAAGTTTAAAAATTGGAATTAACTATAAAATTTAATAAATGTTAGAAACTATAAAACACTTAACAGGTATGTGTGGCGAAGCACATATTAATTTAGTAACATTAACATTAATATTTTTCTTATTTAAAATATTATTAAATAAAAAATACAATGACAAAAAACTTTAGTAAAGAGGAGTTTGATTGCAATGATGGAAGTGAAATGCCAATAAACATATATCATAATATGGTTAAGGTTGCAAATCAATTACAGGTTTTAAGAAATTATATAAAAAAACCAATAAAAATTAATTCAGCTTGGAGAAGTCAAGAATACAACGCATCTATTGGCGGTGTAAAAGACTCACAACATATAATGGGAAGGGCAGCAGATATTGTTGTTAAAGGAATGTTGCCTATTGAATTATCTAAAATAATAGAGAATTTAATAAGTAAGGGAGAAATGCTACAAGGTGGAATTGGCATTTATTCTTCTTTTATTCATTACGATATACGAGGCACAAAAGCACGTTGGAATTACACTAAAAAATAAAAAATATGATACTAGGATTTAGCAATTTATTAGAAAAAGGATTGATGGTCGGATTTGAATATTATCCACAATTAGACGAAGAAGATAACGCAGAATTAAATTTTTATTTAATATTTATTTGTATTCATTTTAGATGGGGATATGG